CCCGCAGGCGGTAAAATAGAGTCCAAGAGCCTTCTTGCAGGTGGTCGTGGTGACGGTGCAGCTGAGGTAAGAAAACGTAGAACTGACATTGAGTCTCCTACCAGTAAGCAAAGAAGAAACAACGAAGTTAAGGCAGGTTATAAAACTCTTGCTGACATGAGAGCTTCTGGTCTGAAAGCACCTAAGTTGTCCCCTAAGGGTAAAGCTGCTACCGCAAGAATTAAGGGTGCTGTAACTGAAGAGCTTGCTGCAATGGCTTCTCGTGCTAAAAGATATACTAAAGAACGTTGGGATAGTATGAGTAGAGCAGAAAGAATTAAACTTGGATTACCTCCTTCTCTCAAGGAAGTTTCAAAGGGTAACGTTCTCTTCAAAGGTCAAAAGAAAACAAGACGAGGCACTCGGTAATGTTCAAGCTTGAAGGTGATAGAGTTCTAAGCCCTCGTGGTGATGTCTTAGCTGAGAAAGTCTATGGGGAGTGGCAAACTAAAGATGCTGCTGTCCTAGACTTCTTGGCAGGTCAAGACAAACCAAAGAAGAAAACAAAGCCTAAAGCTAAGGCTACTCCTGATCCTGTTCTTGAAAGAGCACGTGACGAGAATGGTCACTTCATTGCTGATGATCCTACTACTGAGGTCAATGAGGCTTGGGTAGTTAAGACAGCCAAAAAGGTATTGAAGAAGTAATGTCATTCACTCAGCAAGGTAAACCTGCACGTATTAAGTCTGTTTATGGGCACAATTCAGGTACAAGTGTAGAAGACGTGTATGTTTGCCCTGCTAATGCTGTGGCAGAGGTCACTTTTATCCATGTAGTAAATGGGGGTGCTTCCACTAATACTATTGAAGTAGAATGGTATATTGCAGCTGATAGCTACACTTCTCATTTCCTAAAAGGTAAAAGTCTTAATGCTGGTGACTATGTTAGTTTCAATCAAATTGATCTAGTTCTACAGCCAGGTGATAAGATACAAGTGACCCCAACAAGTGCTGGTCATATTGATACTATTCTTACTGTAACAGAGACCTTTGTTCCAATCGGGTAACGGGGTTGCAATATTGTATGTAGTATGGTATAACTAAACTTATATAACTAGTCTCCGGTGGTTAATTCAACCACAGATAAAATCTAATGGAGACTATCATGTTTAAAGTATGGGCAAGTTCAGCACTAAAATCAATTCAAGACTCTCAACAAAGACGAGCAGATTTCTGGATTCTTCAGAATATGTCAAACAAAGAGCTACGTGATATCGGTATTTCACGAACTGAAATAAGGCGCACAGTATATGGGCAGGACATTAACAGATAAGCAGCAAACATTCTTGAATGTTCTGTTTGAGGAAGCTAAGGGTGATCCGATCAAAGCTAAAAAGCTTGCGGGTTACTCTGATGCTGTTTCCTCAACCAGTGTTGTCAACTCTTTGACTGATGAAATTGCTGAACTAACCAAGAAGTTTATTGCTCAGTCTTCTACTAAGGCTGCTTACACTATGTTCAGTGTAATGGCTGACCCTACAGATCTGGGTGTCAAAGAGAAGATGATGGCTGCTAAAGATATCTTAGATAGAGCAGGTTTCACTAAAACAGAGAAGGTAGAGGTTAAGTCATCAGAGCCTCTATTTATTTTACCTTCTAAGGATTCAGATGCCTAAGGTTAAGACTGCCAGGGCTTCAAAGAATACCTACCCAACTGACGTAGACTGGCAGATACCACTCAGAGGAGAAAACGGTGAGTGGTATCCTATCATCAGAGTAGGAAGACATGTACCTTTTGGTTACAAACAAGATGAAGAAGATATAGACCTACTAATACCTATCCCAGAAGAATTAGAACTTTTAGAAAAAGCAAAGTTATTCCTGAAAGATTACAGCCTAAGGCAAGTAGCCAAGTGGCTGAGTGATCAATCTGGCAGGTATATCTCACATGTAGGGTTAGACAAACGTGTCAGGATTGAAGAAAAAAGAAGGCGTGCCTCTTCCAGTTACCGCAAGTATGCCAAAAGGTACCAAGAAGCGTCAAGGAAAGCGGAGAAAATCGAAAAGCAAAGACTCGGTGGTAGAGGTACCAAACGAATCTTTGGTGACGGTTGGTCAGACACTGGAAGTACAGAAGAGTGAAGTTGAAGAGGTTCAGAGAGATATTATCTTTGAACCTAATCCTGGACCTCAAACTAAGTTCTTGGCGGCTACTGAGCAAGAGGTACTTTACGGTGGCGCAGCTGGTGGCGGTAAGAGCTACAGTCTGATAGCTGATCCTGTAAGATATTTCAGTAACCCTCACGCCAGAATGCTTATTGTACGTAGAAGTACAGAGGAACTACGGGAACTTATCTCAGTATCCAAGCAATTGTACCCACGGGCTATCCCAGGTATTAAGTTTATGGAGAGAGATAAGACTTGGGTTGCCCCTAACGGAGCTACACTCTGGATGTCTTACCTTGATCGTGATGACGATGTTATGAGATACCAAGGTCAAGCCTTTAACTGGATTGGTTTTGATGAATTAACTCAATGGCCTAGCCCCTATGCGTGGTCATATATGCGATCACGGCTTCGTGCAACAAAGGCAAGTGGCTTACCTCTCTACATGAGAGCAACGTCAAACCCAGGTGGCCCAGGTCACCAATGGGTTAAAAAACACTTCATTGACCCAGGTATACCAAACGATCCCTTCTGGGCTACAGACGAGAATGGCGAGACTATTTGTTGGCCTAGTGGCCACAGTAGAGAGGGTGAACCACTCTTTAGACGTAAGTTTATTCCAGCTACCCTCTTTGATAACCCGTACCTCTCAGAAGATGGTATGTATGAGGCAAACCTTTTATCCCTCCCTGAGCACCAAAGAAGACAGTTGCTCGAAGGTGACTGGGATATTAACGAAGGTGCAGCCTTCCCTGAATTTAACAGAAGAATTCACGTAACAGAACCATATGACATCCCAGCTAGTTGGGTTCGTTTTAGAGCTTGTGACTACGGTTATAGCTCTTACACAGGTGTCTTATGGTTTGCAGTGGTTCCAGGGTCCGAACAGCTAGTTGTCTACAGAGAGCTATATGTATCTAAAATACTTGCGACAGACTTGGCTGACATGATCTTGGAGATAGAGGAAGGGGAAAAGATCCGTTATGGTGTTCTTGACTCCTCCCTCTGGCATAATAGAGGGGATACTGGCCCCAGTCTAGCAGAGCAAATGATCACTAAGGGTTGCCGTTGGAGACCAGCAGACAGATCCAGAGGATCTCGTGTAGCAGGTAAAAACGAAATACACAGACGTTTGCAGATTGATGACTTTACAGAAGAACCAAGACTTGTTATATTTGATAATTGTAAGCATATTATTTCTCAGTTACCATCAATTCCCTTGGATAAGAAGAACCCTGAAGACGTAGACACACACTCAGAAGATCACTTGTATGATGCCCTGAGATACGGTGTGCAAACTAGACCAAGAAGTAACGTCTTTGACTTTGACCCAGCATCACAACGAACAGGCTTTCAAGCCTCTGATCCTACTTTTGGATATTAAGGAATAACCTATGGAAGAAGATGACATCTACGAATCAGAAGAGCTTTACATTGATGAAGAGTCTTCGTCCTATGCTGAAGATTTTAAAGAGGGTGAGGAAGACCTTACCGTAGGTACAATTACTGGTTTTGTTCAGGAACGGTTCTCTAAAGCTGAGAAAGCTAGGTACTCTGATGAGCAAAGATGGATCAAAGGATACCAGAACTATCGTGGTATCTACGGACCAGACGTACAGTTTACCTCTACTGAGAAGAGTAAAATCTTTGTTAAGGTAACCAAGACAAAGGTTCTTGCTGCTTACGGGCAGATTGTAGACGTTCTTTTTGGGTCTCACAAATTCCCTATTTCTATTAACCCAACTACACTTCCTGATGGTGTAGCTGAGTCAGTACACTTTGAGTCCAACCCTCAGGTCAAAGAAGCTGCAGGTACTGGTCCAGAACTTACCCCTGAAGACACAAAGCTTAGACCAGGTGAGACTGTCATTGATCTAAGTGAACGTCTGGGTGGTATGAAGGCTAAGCTTGCACCAGTCATGGATGACCTTAAGGATGGCCCAGGTACAACCCCATCTCAGGTTACATTCCATCCAGCCCTTGTAGCATCTAAGAAAATGGAAAAGAAGATCCATGATCAGCTAGAAGAGTCTAACGCCAAGAAACAACTACGTACTACAGCCTTTGAGTGTGCTTTGTTTGGAACTGGTGTCATGAAGGGTCCATTTGCCCTTGATAAAGAATATCCAAACTGGGATGACGAAGGCACCTACGATCCAGTCTTTAAGACCATTCCTCAGACATCCTCTGTTTCTATCTGGAACTTCTACCCTGACCCAGATGCTAACAACATGGATGAAGCTGAGTATGTCATTGAACGTCACAAGATGTCTCGTTCTCAGATGAGAGGACTAAAGAGAAGACCTTTCTTCCGTTCTAACGCCATTGATACAGCCATCGACATGGGTGAGTCCTACACCAAAGAGTGGTGGGAACAAGTCATGGAAGATGCAGATCAGGACAGCAAATCAGAAAGATTTAATGTTCTTGAGTTCTGGGGTTATGTCGATACAACCATTCTCGAAGATCATGACATTGACATCCCAAAAGAGTTGAAGGATCAAGAACAACTCGCAGTAAACATTTGGGTTTGTAACGGTCAAGTACTACGTCTTGTGATGAACCCCTTCACACCTGCTATTCTTCCTTACTACGCAGTTCCTTTTGAAGTGAACCCATACTCTCTTTTTGGTATTGGTATTGCTGAGAACATGGACGATACTCAAACACTCATGAATGGCTTTATGAGGATGTCGGTTGACAATGCCGCACTATCCGGTAACCTCATCATTGAGATTGACGAAACTAACCTTGTACCAGGTCAAGATTTGTCTATCTACCCAGGAAAAGTCTTTAGAAGACAAGGGGGTGCACCAGGACAGAGCATCTTTGGAACCAAGTTCCCCAACGTGTCTAACGAGAACATGCAGATGTTTGACAAGGCTCGTGTCCTTGCTGATGAGTCTACAGGCTTCCCATCTTTTGCACACGGTCAGACAGGCGTCAGTGGTGTGGGTCGTACAGCCTCTGGTATCTCTATGCTCATGTCTGCTGCTAACGGATCTATTCGTACAGTAGTGAAGAACATTGATGACTATCTGCTGTCACCCTTAGGTAAAGCCTTCTTTAGCTTCAATATGCAGTTTGACTTTGATCCTGAGATCAAGGGTGACCTTGAGGTTAAGGCTGAGGGTACTCAGTCCCTGATGGCTAACGAAGTACGTAGCCAGAGACTGATGCAGTTCTTGGGTGTAGTCCAGAACCCAGCACTTGCACCCTTTGCCAAAATGGATTATATTATCCGTGAGATTGCAAGCTCTATGGATCTTGATCCTGACAAGGTAGCAAACTCTATGACAGATGCAGCAATTCAGGCTGAGATCCTCAAGAAGTTCCAAGCAGAGAACCCACCACCCCCAGCACCTCCTCAGGCAGGCCCACAGGGCGCTCCAGCAGGGGTTCAGGTTCAGGACACCCAAGGGTCCGGTGGAGGACAAATGGGCACAGGAACGGCTCCTACGCCTGGTGAGCCTGGTTTCTCAGCTAATACAGGACAAGGCCCAGCGCAGTAATGGATAATCTAAAACCTTTAGTGAACAATAAAGATCTCTGGGAGTCATTTCTTGCAGAGATTAATTCCAGACTACACGAAGTTCACAGACAGATGGAACAAGCCCAATCTGCAGATGATCTGTATAGGTTACAAGGTCAGGCAGCTTGCTTAAATAACTTTAAGTATCTCAGGGAAAAAGTAAATGGCTGAAGTAGGAACTAAGACAGGCTCAAAGACACAAGTAGGCAGAGATGTGTACGAAACGTCTGAAGGTGAAATGGTCTCTGAAAAATCTACTACTTTTAAGTATAAGGGCCAGTGGATTAACATACCTACAATCCATAAGGGTTACTCTTACGATGATGATACCCTTAGAATGATGTTAGATGCTGAGGTTATCAAACCCACAAGTGTTCACAAAAATAAAAAAGATGCCCTACAGGCTGCAAGAGAAAGAAGTGACTCTTTAAAATTTAATCAAGGCGGGAAAGTAATGAACAATCAGACGGAAATGGCCTTCATGAAGCAAGGTGGCATCAAAGACGATGGCATGAAGAAAGATCCTGTTTCTGGTAATGAAATCCCGCCTGGTTCTATGGCTAAGGAAGTCAGAGATGATATCCCTGCTATGCTGTCTGAAGGTGAGTACGTAGTACCTGCTGATGTTCTTCGTTTCTATGGAGTGAACTTCTTTGAGGATCTTCGTAACAAAGCAAAGTCAGGCTTGCAGGGTATGGAGCAGAATGGTAGAATTGGTGGGGAACCGTTATCCCCTCAACAAGTACAACAGAACATGGGTCAAACACCTGCACCAGTACAGGCCAATCAAGGCGGTATGATGCAAGGGTTTAATCAGGCTGGTCTAACTGCCCCATCTTCTACTTTTGATCCTTCAGCCTTTGCTGTAGTAGGTGGTTCTACCTTTAATAACCAAGGGCAACAAGCAAAACAAGAGAGCGTAACAACCTTTAAAACATTTGTTAACTCTGCAGATGGCAGTACACAGATTGTAGAGTTTGTTGACGGTAAGCTTAAGAACCCAGCAATGGAGAAGTTTACTCAACCTCCTTATTATGAACAAGGCTCTTCTGCCCTTAAACAAGCTCAGTCTCAAGCTCAAGCAAGCAACAAAGATGATAAGCCAGACTTCCCTGATCCAGTTAAGGGTGAAGATTCTAAAGACTGGGGTCTGGATGTAGACTGGTCCGATCCAATGGCCTACGCAAATAGTGTTATTGAAGGTCAAATGGGCAGAGGTAAAAGAAGTGTACTTCAAGGTCTCTCAGCCCTTGCTGGTCCCGTTGGTATTGCAGCAGTAGGAATAGGTCTAGGTGCTCAGGCCTTAGGTCAAGTATCTAACCTAAGAGCTGCAGCAGAGATTGCACGTGCTCAGGGTATGGATGAAGAGGCTAAGTCTATTGATGGTATGATTTCAAAATTTATGGCTGAGCAACCAGCTATTGTAGATTTCCTTGATGACATTAGAGGTGAGAGTAATAAGAATTCTCAAACTGTTATGGATAGAATGGGATTTAAATACAACAGAGATCCTAAGACAGGTAGAATTACTTATACACCTGAAATGATTAAAAATAACCTTAGGGCTACAGAAGTCAGAAATCAAACTGCTCAACAAAAAGCTGCTGATGAAGAGATTGTAATGTCTCAGTCAGTGGGTAGCAATAATGATGATGATCCATTCAAAGACCTAAAGTCTTTTACTGGAAGTAAGGCTCAAGGTGAGTCTGACATGGAAAAGATAATTGATAAGCAAGTGTCAGACTACAAGGCCAGTGGTAAAGAGTTTGACGCAAGTGATCCTTCCACTTGGGCAGCAAGTAACAAAGGTGGCCTAATGGCCCCAAAGAAAAATAAGAAAAAGTAACTACCCATAAAATAATAAGGCTACCCAGCAATACTGCTGGCCCCAACATAAGGAAAAGACTATGGCTAACATGACAACAATGGAATCCCCTAAAACAGCTGGCTTTGTACAGAGGGGTTCCAACTACTCCCGTAAACAAAAGAGACTAGAACAAGAAGAAGCAGAGATTGCTCGTCTTGAGGCAGAGGCCCGTGGTGAAGAAGTTACTGAAAGTGAATCCGGTGGCGAAAGCACTGAGGACACCTCGGTACAGGCCTCTGACGATACCCAACAAGAAGAAACCCAAGAGGCATCAGAAGCACAAGAAGATGACTCTAACCTGAGTGCTGAGGAGAAATCCTTTAAGAAGCGTTATGGTGACTTGCGCAGGCACATGCAGGAGAAAGAGAAAGAGTTCAACGATAAGTTAGAAGCTCTTTCCGGTACAGCAAAACGTGCTAGTATTGTTCCTCCTAAGTCTGATGAAGACATTGAGGCTTGGGCTAAAGAATACCCAGACGTAGCAGGTATTGTAGAAACAATCGCAGCTAAGAAAGCTAAAGAACTATTTAGTAAAGCTGAGTCACGTTTAACAGAATTAGATGATGCTCATAATGAAGCTCTACGGATAAAAGCTGAGAACCAGATCCGTAAGACACATGATGACTTCGATGAATTAAGATCCTCAGAGAGCTTCCACGATTGGGCTGACGAACAGCCTAAGTGGGTTAAAGATGCTCTGTATGAGAACATGGATGACCCTGCGTCTGTAATTCGTGTTATTGATCTTTACAAAGTTGATAATGGTATGACACCAGCAGCCAAGAGACAATCTAAGAAGGCTGCTGCTTCTACTGTTACCAAAGGAACTCGAACCTCTATTGATGCAAAAGGGTTGCAAGGACAGATTAAAGAGTCTGATGTAGCCAAGATGTCAACAAAAGAGTTTGAGGATCGTCAGGACGAAATTACTGAAGCAATGAGAAAAGGTAAATTCGTCTACGATATGTCTGGCGGTGCCAGATAAATAGTTGACACTGGCCGTGTCTTAACTATAACTACTCGTATCTTGTATAGAGCCTCCCTCGTGGACTACCTCTATTGATACTTTTCCCTTTAAAAAGTCTAAACTATAAAGAACCACCTGTTCAAGTATAGGCCCAGTAGATATTCGGTTGGCCAACTGAGTATCTTCTGCACCCTAGAAAAGTAACAGCCTCTTTAAGGTGTTTAGCTTTTATTCAAAAAGCCAACATCATGGAGGATTTCACATGGCTTTCGCATCCGCAGGAGGGTACACCAACCTTCCCAATGGCAACTTTTCAAGTGTCATTTATTCTAAGAAAACTCAGCTGGCGTTCAGAAAGAGCACAGTTGTAGGTGATATCACCAATAGTGATTATTTTGGTGAGATTGCAAACCAAGGCGATACCGTCAAAATTATTAAAGAGCCAGAGGTGAGCGTATCTGCTTATGCACGTGGTACAACCATTGCTGCACAAGATCTTACAGATGCTGACTTCTCTTTAGTCGTTGATAAAGCTAACTATTTTGCTTTCAAGATGGACGATATCGAGGAGGCCCATTCACATGTGAATTTTATTGATCTTGCTACCAACCGTGCGGCTTTCCGCTTGGCTGACCAGCATGACCAAGAAGTTCTGGGTTACTTGTCAGGCTACAAACAGTCTGCTCTGCATGGTAACGCAGACACAGTGAATGACACTGTAAACGGCACTAAAGCAGACACAACTGCTGGTACTGACGAACTCTTGGCTGTTAATAAACTGTCACGCCCAGACTTCGGCAATATCACAACTGCTGGTGTAGCTGGTGACTCTATTCCAGTTGCTGCTCGTTTGCCTGGTGCAACAGCACTTCCAACAGCATACGTATCTCCAACTATGTTGATTGCACGTATGGGTCGTTTGCTTGACCAAAAGTCTGTTGACAAAGATGGCAGATGGGTCGTAATTGACCCGATCATGATGGAAATCTTGATGGACGAAGATTCACGTTTCTTGAATTCTGACTTCGGTGATTCAGGTGCCCTTCGTAACGGCCTGGTTATCAACAACTGGAATGGCTTCCGTGTCTATGTATCTAACAACTTGCCTTCTATTGGCACTGGTGCAGATACAACAGGCACAGCAGCACAGTCCACTAACTTTGGTGCTATCGTAGCTGGTCATGACTCTGCAGTTGCTACTGCTGAGCAGATCAACAAAACAGAAACATACCGTGACCCAGACAGCTTTGCTGACATTGTTCGTGGTATGCATCTCTATGGTAGAAAAATACTGAGGCCAGAAGCCTTGGTAACAGCTAGATATAACCTAGCCTAAACCTACCTAACCTGTTGGGCTGGTCTCGTCAAGGGGCTGGCCCTTCAGCCTACCTAATAGCAGGATACAAAGATGACAACATACATCTCTCTTACGAATGAACTGCTAAGACGCTTGAATGAGGTTACTCTTGATTCAAGTGGTGATGGCTTTGATACTGTTCGTAACGTACAAGCTCTTGCTAAAGATGCTATCAACAATAGCATTCGTTCTATTTTACAAGATGGTCAAGAGTGGCCTTTCTTAAAGACAACTTACGTGCAGACCCTTGATGTAGGCACCCGCCAGTACGCTTTCCCCTCTGATATGAGTACTGTTGACTGGGAAACCTTTTATCTCAAGAAGTCAGCATCTGCAGAAAATCAACCAAGAAAACTTTCTCCTCTTTCTTTTGAGCAATACACAGCTGGTTTCAGGCCAACAGACGATAACGTTGACCCCCTTGTAGGGAGTGCTCCACCAGAGTTTGTATATCAAACATACGGAAGCAATTTTGGTGTTACTCCTATTCCTAATAAACAATACGAAGTAGAGTACGTATACTGGGCTTACCCAGCTGACCTAAACCTTTTTGATGATGTCTCTATTATACCTGCTAGATTTAAGCACGTTATTATTGACGGTGCTATGATGTACATGATGCGTTTCAGAAGTAATGAGCAGAGTGCATCCATCCACCAAAGCAGTTTTCAAGATGGCATTAAGGCTATGCGTAGGATTCTGATTGATGATAAGCTGACACTTGTGTCTACTGTTATTGATAGGTCTTCAAGGAATGGCTGATAACTTAGCATCATTTAAAGTATTTTCACAAGGTGGTTTAAATCTTAACAGGGATGTTTTATCTCAAGGTGAGTTACAACCTGGTTCTGCTATTTCCCTGCTTAACTACGAACCTGCTACGACAGGTGGTTACAGACGTGTGAGTGGTTATACTAACGACTACGGTGTAGTTCCAGGTGACAGCTCTGGCAGTGTTCTTGGTGTGGCTGTAGCTTCGGGCATTAACGATGGTATTCTTGCTGCACGTAAACCTTCTACAGGAAGTAACTACCTTCATCACTGGGACACCGCAACGAGTGCCTGGGTGGCCGTAACAACTTCTGGTTCACCTACAATGACAGGTGTAACAAAAGTAAGATTTACTAGGTTCAACTGGGGGACAGCAAAAGTTATTTTAACAGATGGTGTAAACCCTGCAGCTACGTATGATGGCACAACTTACACCCAGATCACACACACTAATGCTCCCACAGATCCTAAGTTTGCTGCAGTATTTAAGAACCACATGTGGCTTGCAGGTGATCCTGCTGAACCCCACAACTTGTACTTCAGTGCTCCTACAGACGAAGCCAAGTGGTCACCTGCAGATGGTGCTGGTGTAATCAACATAGGCTTTCCTGTTGTATCAATTAAACCGTTTCGTGACTCTTTGTTTGTATTTGGGGTCAACAATATTAAAAAAATTGTAGGCAACAATATTTCAGACTGGTCTGTTCAGCACGTAACAGATGACCTTGGGTGTCTAGCATCAGATAGTGTTGTTGAGATTGGTGGTGACCTGATCTTCTTATCACAAGATGGTATTAGACCTATCTCAGGTACAGATAAAATTGGTGATGTTAACTTGGAAACATTAACCAAGAACATTCAATCTTTTATTTCTGATGTCATCTTAACCAATGACCTTGATGCTGTATCCTCTGTTATCATTAGGGGTAAATCTCAGTTTAGATTGTTTTACAATGTAGAGAGTGGAAACGGTTTACTTGGAGGGTTACGTCAAAACCAACAAGGTGGCATTAACTTTGAGTTTAGTCAAATGCTCGGTATTGAAGTTACTTGTGCTGATAGTGGGTATATCGACAAAGAAGAGTACGTCATACATGGCGACTCCAGTGGCAAAGTACACAGACAAGAATCAGGTAATAGCTTTGGTGGGGGTAACATCGTAAGCCTTTACCAAACGCCATTCTTGCACATGCAAGACCCAGAGCAACGTAAGATTATTCATACCGTTGCTACTTATTTACGGTCAGAGGGTGACAATCAAATCGTAATGTCAGTAGTCTATGATTATGATGACAATACTATTCTTAATCCATCTAACTTTACACTGACCACAGAAGGTGCTGCCGCTTACTATAACGAAGCTGTCTTTAATGACTCTTCTACTATTTGGAGTGGTAACCCATCCCCTGTCCAAAGGGTTAATGTCTCAGGATCAGGTAAATCAGTATCTTTTAGATATGTTACAAATGACACAAATGCGTCACACAGTGTCCAAGGGCTTGTAGTGACATTCGGAGTAGGGGATAGACTATAAATGGCAGGTTATACAAGACAGAGTGTTGCCGATATTGTTTCTGGGCAGGTTATTAAAGCTGAACCAATTAACAATGAACTCAACCAATTACTAGCAGCTTTCGCAGCCTCTACAGGCCACAAGCATGATAATAGCACAGGGCAAGGTGGTTACGTACCTCTCATTGCGGATTCTGACGGTCTTAATAAGGTCGTTGTAGACACTGTTAATAACAGAGTTGGTTTCTTCTCTGAGGTTGGTGGCGTCACAACTGAACAAATCCGTATTCAGGATGGTGCCTTAGTCCCTGTAACAGACGATGACATTGATCTAGGCTCTTCAAGTGCTGAGTTTAAAGATCTGTATATTGACGGTGTAGGTTATATAGACACTCTGGCAGTACACGAGAATGCTACTGTTACTGGGAATCTTACTGTAAATGGTAATACTGTTCTTGGTAGTGATGCTGCTGATACAGTCACTGTAAATGCTGATGTTGCTTCAGATCTTATCCCTTCTGCAGATGCAACATATAATCTAGGTGCAGTAGGAAGTGAGTGGAACAATGCTTACATCACTGGCACTGCTAATATTGATAGCCTTGTGGCTGATACAGCCGACATCAATGCGGGTACGATAGATAACACTGTTATTGGTAATACAACTGCTGCTTCTGGTGAGTTTACAACTCTTGGTTCAAGTGGCAACCTTACTGTTGGTGGTACTGCAGGGATTACAGGAAACACTACACTGGCAGGTACACTTAGTGTCACGGGTGTTGCAGGCTTTGGTGATACAGTAACCGTTCCAAACTTGTCTGCCACAGGTACAGCAACACTAGCTACGGTAGATATTAATGCAGGTAATATTGATGGCACTGTTATCGGTGCTTCTACTGCTGCTTCTGGCAGCTTTACTACAGTTAGTACGTCAGGACAGGGTACTTTTGCTACAGTCGATGTCAATGGCGGTACTGTTGATGGTGTTATTATTGGCGGCACTACGCCAGGTCTTATAACTGGTACAACCATCACAGGTACTAGTCTTGTAGGTCCAGTAACAGGTACAGTCACAGGAAACGTTACAGGTGATGTTACTGGTGACCTAACTGGTAATGTTACGGGTAATGTTACTGGGGACATAACAGGGGACGTTACAGGTAATATCACGGGTGATGTTACTGGGGATGTAACAGGTGACCTCACAGGTAATGTCGCAGGAAACGTTACGGGTAACGTAACAGGAGATGTAACTTCAGTAGGTACATCAACATTTGCTGATGTAAACATGTCCGGTTCTGCAGGAATTGACATGGGTTCTGCAAAGATTACATCTCTTGCAGCTCCGAGTGCTGATGGTGATGCAGCCAACAAATTGTATGTTGACACCTCTGTTTCAAACTTAATTGACTCAGCTCCAGGTACACTAGATACCCTTAACGAGATTGCTGCAGCTATTGGTGATGATCCAGATTTTAGCACAACAATCACAACAAGCATTGCAGGTAAGCTCCCACTAGCTGGTGGTACAATGACTGGTGACGTTGTACTAGGTGCTAACAAGGCTACATCTACAGCTACACCTTCTACAGATGATACACTAACTCGTAAGGGTTATGTAGACACACAAGATGCACTTAAGCTGAACCTGACTGGTGGAACCATGTCTGGTGCTATTGCCATGGGAACATCAAAGATTACAGGACTAGGTGATCCTACTGCTGCACAAGATTCCAGCACTAAGGCTTACACTGACACCCAACGTGATACAAGACTAGCCTTGTCTGGTGGTACAATGGCTGGTGCCATTGACATGGGTGCCAATAAGATCACCACGACTTACACACCGACTGATGCTGCTGACCTCACAACTAAGACTTACGTTGACGGTATTTTGCAGTCAGCTACAGCTGCTGAAACCTCTGCTACCAATGCTGCAACTTCAGAGACTAATGCAGCAACATCTGAAACAAATGCAAGCAACTCAGCTTCTGCTGCTTTGACATCAGCTAACAATGCTGCCACATCCTATGACGATTTTGATGATAGATACCTTGGTGATAAGGCATCAGACCCTACAGTAGACAATGATGGTGACGCTCTACTAACGGGTACATTATACTGGAATACAACAGATAATGCTCTGAGAATTTATACAGGAACTATTTGGTCTTCTGCAGCATTCACCCTTGGTGATGCCCTTACTCAGGTTGTTGAAGACACTACACCACAACTGGGTGGACCTCTGGATGGCAACTCTGAGTGTATACACAACGTATCAAGTGTTTGTGCTACAAACCTGTATGGTACCCTAGCAGGTAACGTAACTGGTAATGTAACTGGTACTGTTTCATCCCTTTCTAACCATGACACAGATGATCTAGCAGAAGGTACAAATCAGTACTATACAACAGCTAGAGTTGACAGTCACTTAGTGGGTGGTACAGGTGTAGCATACTCAAGTGGTAACATCTCTATTGGTCAGTCTGTAGGCACTTCAGACAATGTATGCTTCGGGTCTGTCTGTGTTAGTGCTAACCCAACTGCTGCTTGCCAACTCGCAACAAAAGAGTACGTAGACACAATTGCTGCTGCTGGTTTGCACTACCACTCTCCAGTTAGAGTAGAGACTACAGCATCTTTAAGTGCTACTTACGACAATGGATCTAGTGGTGTTGGAGCTACACTTACCAACAACGGTACACAAGCAGCTTTAGAAATAGACGATGTAACACTTTCAGTAAATGATCGTCTTATTATTTCTCAACAAACTAACCAGTACGAGAATGGTATTTACGTAGTTACTAACACTGGCTCTGGAAGTACTAACTGGGTTATTACTCGTTCTTCAGATACTGATACTGCAGCCCCATCTGACCCTAATGCTTTTGGTCAAGGTGATGCATTCTTTATTAAAGAAGGTAGTACAAATGCAGGTCACCTAGATGTTCTAAGTACTCCAGGTACAATTGTCTTTGGTACAACTGCCATTGTATTCTCAGAGGTTGCTGAAACATCTATCTACTCATCTGGCTCTGGCTTGACATTAGACGGTACAACCTTTAATGTTGGCGCAGGAACAGGTGTTACAGTAAATGCCTCTAACATTGCTATTGGGCAGGCTGTAGGTACAGGTGACACAGTAAACTTTGCAAGAGTGTGTGCCCCAGTTACAGGTAACGTAACAGGTAATGCGGATACTGCAACGACTTGGGCTACAGGAAGATCTATCAGCCTTACTGGTGCAGTCACAGGTTCTGTCTCAGGTGTAAATGGTTCAGGTAACGTAAGCATTGCGACTACTGCAACGTCTGATCCTACCCTCTGTATCTGTGGAGATGCTACAGGTTCTGCTACTTTCACCAACTTAGGTAATGCTAACCTTAGCCTTACTATCGCTGATGATAGCCACAACCACACAGTAGCTAATGTTGATGGACTGGCAACATGTTTGTCAGGTAAAGCTACAACAACTTGTGCTGGAACTATTGTTACTTGCCTAGGGACTAAAGCATCAAGCAATGGATCTCTAGGAACTAACTTCTGTGCTAACATTTTTTGCTCAGATACTTGTATGAAGTCACCCATAATGTGCGGTACGACATGTGTCGTAGCTCCAATTGTTTGTGCAACAACTGCAGTCTGCGCCACGGCATTCAAGGGTGATGGTTCACAACTAACTAATATAGCTGGTTACTCCGTAGCCACAGCTATGGCATACGGAAACGCATTAAGCTAAAAAGGAAAAGAAAATGGCAGATCAATTCTGTAGAATAGTAGATACTACATTAACTGACTCAACACTAGGAAGTGATGCTACTCAGGCTGTTATTACGACTGATTCAAGTACATCTTTTATTATCAGAGATGTATATAAAACAGACAATTGCACTTCAAGTTCTTTCAATTACAAACTAGATCTTGAGCTAGACGGACATAAAGTTCATACAGATCTGAAGACTTCTGCTTCTGGTACTTTTATTGTACCGCCAAGCTCAACACTATGTGTCAAAGACACTACAGGTAATTATCCTCTAAAGTATAGTGACTCCACTGTTTCAAAAATGACGTATTACGTCACAAATTGTGCCGATGATTTTTGGACTGGTCTGTGTATTAATAGATCCGATTGTTTTGCAAACATCTGCCGTTTTGATTCTTGTGCGGTAAATGGCATAGAAGAGGCTGGTGCAACACTTCCAGTTCTTTGTGGCGCAAGTCACGCATGTTCAAATACAGACAACAACAATATAGGTCAATATGGTTCTAAAAGAATTACCAATAATTGCTCTTACCTTGTCTCAACTTTTGAAAATTGTAACTGTACTGATCGTTACTTTAACGTATCAAAAGCTTATTGTAATTGCTGTATCTGCCATGTTGGTTTTAGTGTTTGTCAAATTCCTATGTTCCAAGATGATATTCTTATATTCATTTGCGGCAGTAACTGTCTTAGAGCTTGGGATATGTCTTGTAACCAAGATGCTTGGAACTGTGGGATTCCCACTATGAACTGTTGTAGAAACGGTGCTTTCTGCGCATACTATTGTTGCGGAAGACATTTCCTCTCTACTGCACAGAAGGGTTGTTTTGCTTGCCGTATCTTTACCACTCCTGGATGCAATGGGGCGGATTGCAGAAATCTAACTACTTTTAACCTTTGTTCTGGAAATGTGTGTTGCATTGGTCGGATTTGCAGGGAAAATGAAAGCATTGTTGATGGTTCAAGAAACACTGTGAACGTTGGTGCTTACTGGTCAGAAAAATGTCAAACTTGGATTGCAGTCTTCTATAAAGACGGTGGTTTCTGTAATCTTTCAGGTGCCGGTATCATAACAATGAGGCAATGTGATTGTTGTTATAGATGTATTTGTACCGTAGACTTTACCAACCCTTTCATCTACAATGGTGCTTGTATGTTTAATGATACTATCTACTTCAGAGACTCTTCTTGTTGCCTAACTTCTTTAGGAAATACTTATGCTTTATACTCTATGTTAACAGAGGACTATGCAACAGGGATTACAGATGAACCTACGGTAGCATTGTTTGACGAAACATTTTTTGAGGGTCTTGTACTTCCCTCATGCTACGGAGGGACAGACTACTGTATTAAATCAGCAGTGCCAGATGCAGCTACTATTACATCTCGTGGTTATTCCATAGCTCCTTCGTCTAAACTAACAGTTTATGGTATCAAATCTACATAAAAGGAAAATTATGAAATGCCTTTAACTAATTATATCACACCCGCAGCAGACGCCTCAACTGTTACTCCAATTGAGTACGTTAATATGTGTATAGGTAATTCAAGGACGTGTGCAGAATTAACAAGAAATTTTTGTGTTACAACTATTTTCGCAACCCCATACGCAGGTTCGACTACAACAGGTGGAGTATGTATTTTTGGAAATAATCTATGTCCGAATGTGTTCGAGATGAACATGGTGATTCCAAAAGGAAACTGTTTGGCAGGATCGTGTTCTGCAACCTTTTTCGGTTGTTTCTTTGGTGACTAATGATCTAGACTAGGTTATAGACAAATGGTCTAAACTAAGTTATACTGATACACCAAGGCTGTAATGGCCTTGTAATGATAATAAGAAAGAAGATACAATGAAAACCGTCTTTATGATTGATGGGGGTGCTGGTAGAGCTATTGCGGCAATCCCCGCCTTTATCAAATACAACAAAACTAACAGTGACTTCAGGATTTTAGTCAGTGGGTGGGACACACTATACTGGGGTATTCCTGAACTACAAGACAAGGTGTTCAACCCAGACCAAAAGGGTGCATTTGAGCAGTTTCTTTTAGATGCTGACAGAGTTATCTCGCCTGAACCTTATCGTGTTCCTGGTTACTTTAAACAAGAGAAGTCATTGGCAGAAGCCTTTGACTATCTGATTAACGAGACAGATGACCACTCAGACCTTGGTGTTCCAATTCTTAAGACAAATAGGAATGAAGAACTTCAAGCTGCTAACTTTATACAACAAGTAAAGCAACAACAGCAGAAGCAAAAGACCGTAGTAATCCAACCATTTGGACGATCTATGGAAAAGCCAAATGAAAATGCTTTGCTTGATCAATCATCTCGTTCTATTAATCCTGACACGTATCTCAAACTTGTTAAAAAGCTCTCAACTAAGTACAACCTTGTACTATTTGCAGAGAAAAACTTTTGGATGGAACAAGATACTTACACTATGAAGCCAGAAGCTGACCTGCGTATGTGGTCTGCTTTTATTGACGCAGCCGACTACTTTATTGGTTGTGATTCTGTCGGTCAGCACATGGCTAGGGCTTTGAATAAACCAGGTACAGTGGTACTTGGTTCAACATTTGCTATTAATACCACCTACCCTAACTACTTTAATATTATCGAAAGGGACACTCCTAAAGTTTATTCACCTATTCGTATTTCTGGTCTTGAGGGTCACCTTGCTGATCGTATGAACGAAAGCACTGTAGAGTTCACAGACGAAGAGATCAATAAAATGTACGAGTCTATCGTAAAAGACATTGAAAAGAAGGTGAAGTAATATGAATATTCTAGGAATTAACCCTGGTCATAATGGTAGTGCTGCTCTCCTTGTTGATGGTAAGCTTGAGTTCTATGTTGAAGAGGAACGACTGTCCCGTAGTAAGTACGATGGTAACCCACTTATGGGTATCCTTGAAGGCTTAAAATACGGTATTGATATTATTGTCCTTGGTGGGACAAGCACACAGCTGCCTCAGCTACCTTGGACAGGTGAAGACCCCTACAGTGCTTTGGTTCGTAAACACAACCCTAACGTCAAGATCATAAACGCAGGACATGCTCACCACGTTGGACATGCTGCTGCAGCTTTTTATAACTCAGGTTTTGAAGATGCTGTAGCTGTTATCGTAGATGGTTCTGGAACACGCCACGAGATCCAATTGGATGAAAAGGGTAATAAGAACCCTGGTTTTGAGACTGAGACCATCTTTGAATGTGGCTATGAGGATGGTATTAAATCTGTCTTTCAGTCCTTCGGTGGTAATGCCGACACGCAACGTGTAGTTGGGTCAGGTGTAGAAATGGACTCAGCTATTACCCTTGTTAAAGCATATGAGGCTGTATCTGAGTACCTTGGTTTTGGGTTCATTGAAGCTGGTAAGACTATGGGTCTTGCACCATACGGTAAAGACGATGACCTTATTCCTACCCTCTTCTATGAAGGACGAGGCAATAAGAACGTATTTATTCCTCAGTATCCTGCTGGTGCTCACATTGATCACACACGTCACCCATATTTAACACTTAATAAAGACCCACGAGCTTGGCACAATGATCCTTCTAAAGTTACAGAAGCTGCTAAAAATCTAGCATGGGCAGTCCAAGATGAAACCCAACGTCTTGTTGGTGACTTGATTGAAAAAGCTGTGGCAATGACGGGCAAGAAGAACATTGTCATTGCTGGTGGTTACGGTCTTAACTGTGTAGCCAACTACTACTACAAGAAACGTTTCCCTGACCTGAACATCTATGTAGATCCTATTTCACATGATGGCGGTACTGCTCTAGGATTGGCTCAACTGGTCCACTACACCGAGACTAAGGACAAGACTGTTCGTCCCCTTAGCACTTTATACCTTGGACCAGAACGTGAAGAGTCTTATGACTTTGGGGACATTGAGGCGACAGATGTAACACCAGAGGACATTGCTACTCTACTAGTTGATCGTAAGATTGTTACATTGTTCCAAGGTAGGTCAGAGGCTGGTCCTCGTGCTCTAGGTAACCGTTCTATCCTTTATGATCCCACTGACCCTAAAGGTAAGGATCATGTCAACGAAGTAAAAGGTAGGGAGTGGTTCCGTCCATTTGCTGGATCTATGTTGCAAGAGGACTTTGAGGAATGGTTCGAGACATACGGAATGGAAGAGTCACCATTCATGATGTATGCAATGGACTTCAAGTTGTCTAAGCATGGTGAAGTTCCTGCTATCACACACGTAGACGGTACTTGCCGTATCCAAACTGTGACAGAAGAACAGAACCCTGTGTACTACGGACTTATCAAAGCCTTCAAAGATAAGACGGGTGTACCTATCGTATTTAATACGAGCTTTAACCTAGCAGGTGAGCCTCTCGTAGAGACCTTTGAGGATGCCCTACGTACAATCAAGAACTCAGACCTTGAGTACTTGTACTTACCGGAGGTAGGTAAGTTGATACACTACCCTTACAACGACTCAGTTGTAGAAGACTTGGGGGAGGCTGCTGCTTAAGGCAACCTCTCAACAAATCGGAGGAGGTTGTCGAAAACTTTCGTCTTCTTTCTTAGCTTCTCTTTAGAGAACTTCTTCAACTCTCCTTCCGTAGCCACTCCGTGACCAGTACGTACTAGGATCGGGGTGGCACCAATACGTTCCGCAGCTTTAAGATCGGACATCTTGTCACCTACGTAGAAGCCACCTTGTTTAAACCTAGCCTTGTCACCAAAGATTTCTTTCTCTGCTCTGTGGAACATACCAAGATTAGGTTTAGCAAAGATGTCATTCTTAAGTGAAGACTCAGAATAGAACAAACCATCAATGGAGTAGATACCAGCATTGCCAAACACCTCAAACATACGTTGATGGATGGCTTCCACTTGCTCGTGTGTCTGCTCCTTTTTTATAATGCCACCTTGGTTAGTCAGGATAACTACCTTATAACCCTTTAGTCTTAGCTTACGGATAGCCTCCAGTGAACCTTCGATAGGCTCCCAATCGTCAGGGTCAGTAATGTAAGAACCCCTGTCAATGTTGATAACACCGTCACGGTCTAAGCCGACTATAGACTTAGGAAATACCTTAGGCCAATCCGGTGGAAGTTCTTGTTGAGCCTGTTGACTTGGTTCTTGATCAATAATATGTTTGAATCTGGACATCGGATCTCCTTTTAGACTGGATACTACAAATGAAGAAAGTGTTTGTCAACGGATCGTTTGATGTACTACACTCAGGTCACCTTGACATGCTTGAATATGCTTCTTCTTTGGGTAATCATCTTCTAGTTGCTATTGACACAGACACACGTATTGAGTATAACAAGGGGGAAGGAAGACCATTTAACCCATTGTCAATTCGTAAACGTCTTATGCTATCTCTTAAGCCTGTTAGTAATGTTGCCGTGTTCAACACTGACCAAGAGCTAATAGAAATTATAAGAAGATTTGAACCTGACATTATGGTTAAGGGGTCAGATTGGAAGGGGAAGCCAATCATTGGGGAGGAGTACTGTAAGAAAGTAATCTTCTATGAGAGAACCAATGGTCAATCAACGACAAAAACCATTCAAGATTTTATTGATAGGCGACAGCTGCTACGATGATTATCACTACGGTAGTATCAATAGAATAAGCCCAGAAGCCCCTGTTCCTGTCTTAGATATGGATAGGGTTGTCACAAAGAAGGGCATGGCATTTAACGTCTTCAATAACGTACTTGCTCTTGGTGCTGAAGCTCACATTGTAACAGAGTTTAGTGAGAGAAAACACAGATACCTAGACAGTAAGACTGGTCAGCAACTCCTTAGAGTAGACGAAAAGATCTCTAAACAAATTGTTGATGCCGCAGATAAAGACTTTAGCGAGTACGATGTAGTCATTGTGTCTGACTATAACAAGGGTTTCTTTAACGAAGATGACATCACTGAGATTATAAGCAAGTACAGTGGTCCTATCTTTGTTGATACTAAGAAGAAAGATCTATCTATCTTTGATGGATGTTTTGTTAAGATTAACCAGTATGAGTACGAAGCCTCTGACAGGCTGACAGAAGACCTCATAGTTACTTACGGCTCAAAGAAAGTCGAGTATAATAACAAGACCTACACTCCACCTAAAGTGGAAGCCTTCGATGTGTGTGGGGCTGGTGATACATTCCTAGCTGCTCTTGCCTATAAGTACTGTGAAGAATATAATATGGATGAAGCAATAAAGTTTGCAATGGTTGCTGCTTCAATCACAGTACAGCACATAGGTGTATATGCACCCACACTAGAGGAAATAAACAATGCGGCTTGAGGGTGTAGTAGAAAAGGGTTGGGGATCAGAGCTTATCTGGGTTACTAATGATAAGTACTGTGGTAAGTTCATGAACTTTAAGCAGGGTGCTAAGTTCTCAATGCACTTTCACAGAGAAAAGGATGAAACATGGTTTGTCCTAACTGGTAAGTTTTTAGTAACTTGGATTGATACTGAGAATGCTAGTGAGCACGTAGAAGAGCTTAAAGAGGGTGACACTTGGCATAACCCTCCTCTTGTTCCCCACCGTATTACCTGTCTAGTAGAGGGTACTATAGTGGAGGTATCTACCCCAGACTCTGTTGAGGATAACTACCGTGTAGCCAAGGGCGACAGCCAAAAATGAAGATCCTAGTTACGGGTGCTAGTGGGTTCATTGGTCAGAACATGGTCAGTGGACTCAGGGAAGAACACGAAGTCATACCCCACGAATGGGGTCAGACGATCTCTAAGGTAAACGAGGTAGACTGGGTTATTCACTTAGGTGCTATAAGTTCTACTGTAGAGCAGAATGTAGCTAAGATTTATAAACAAAACCTAGACTTCTCTATTAATCTCTATGAGGAGTGTATAAAGAATAAAGTAAACTTTCAGTTTGCTAGTAGTGCGTCAGTGTACGGGTTGAAGTCATCCTTTGAGGAAAATGCTCCCCTTAACCCTCAGAACCACTACGCTCGTAGTAAAGCAATGTTTGAGAAATATATTGAGTTGAGGAAGGCTCCTATTATCACTCAGGCGTTTCGGTACTTTAACGTGTATGGGCCACACGAAGACCACAAAGGCGGTCAGGCAAGCCCTCATACTCAGTTCACTAAACAGGCTAAGGAGTCCGGTGTCATTAAACTCTTTGAAGGATCAGAGAGTTATAAACGGGACTTCATTCACGTGGATCAAGTTGTAGATTACCACAAGAGATTCTTTAATGTTGAAGAGTCAGGTGTCTGGAACATTGGAACAGGTGTAGCCAAAAGTTTCTATGATGTAGCAAAAGAAATAGCAGACGAACACGGTGCTACAATAAGCTACATTCAGATGCCTGAAGTTCTAAAAGGCAACTACCAGAAATTTACACAAGCAAGTATGAAAAAAACACAAAGCACTTTACTGCACTAAGTATAAGTGTTTTACAGACCAAGGTGAGAATAGTATGGCTACTGCTGCAGAAATTGAAATCAAAAAACTTGCGGATTTGTACTACGCAGCACAAGCTACAGGTGTCAGTACAGCTGTATTAGATGCGCAAAGGAATAAAGTATTTGAACTCACAGGAAGAGATAATACTGCAAAACTAGGCAGTACGGAAATTAAAGATGACTATATGGCAGGCTCACAGCTTATTGCTGAGTATGGTTACTCTTCAGGTGCAGCTGGGACTGGCTTTTATGATGGTGGAACCTTAGGTACAACACCCGATGACCCTGGTCTAAAGATACATTTTGAGGCTGTAGACAGAGCCTTGAATGAGTACGGGTATCTCAACTCCACAGAAGAAAACATGAAAGAGTATGCAGGTAAGATTAATCCTGAAACTGGTGAAGAATATAAGTTCATGACCAATGATAATGTTGCAGCTGCTGCATTAATTCAACAAGGTCTAATGGATCAAGGGCTTTCAACGTCTGACACTGTGGCATCAACTCCAAGTAGTACGCCAGAATGGCAAGAATTAGCCAGTACAAAAGCAGCTGAAACATATGACGATACTGAAAAAAGAATTAGTGATTACCTTGGAGGCACCCCTGTCCTTGAGAACGCATTACAGTGGGCATTTCATAAAAAGAAAGAAATAAAAGTAGATCCAACACCTACACCTACACCTACACCTACAGCCACAGTAACAGGTTCTAATTCTACTCCTGCAGGGTCAGGTCAAATTACGGGAGGTGATACAGGATCAATAAACCAAACTCCTCTTGTGAGTACACCTAACATTGGTGTTGTCACACCTACCTACGGTGCTGGTCAGACAGGCACCAGTGAGACACCTATTCCAACCTATGAAGCTGGCCTAAAGAAACAAGCCACTCAGTTTGATAATAGAGCTACATGCCAAGCAACCTTCTACCAACCTCAGACGCAAGCTGAAAAGGAAGCTGCAGGAACAGCACCAGCCTTTGAAAATGTACTGTACCGTAACAGATTTGGTATGAGCATGTATGTGCAGCACATCAATGGTATACCTTCTCAGCCGATCCCACCAGGATACTTTAAGGTACAGCAGTTCACTACACAGGACCAGACACAAGCTTCTGCTGCAGGTGCTCAAGGCCAGAACCAAGGTGGTATGATCCAAGGCTTTATGGGTGGTGGTGTAATATCTCCCATTAACGATGATGGTAAGAATAAGTTTAGAATATTCTATCCGAATGGAACTTACTCTTCAACATTTTATAGTACAGAAGCACAAGCCCAAGCAAAGATAGATGCAGACAATCAAGCCGCTAATTGGAATCCCTCAGGTAATTCTGCCTCAGGTAATTCTGCCTCAGGTAATTCTGCTGTAGATTATAGTGTGTATGCTGGCGCTACGGTAAACCCCGCCCTAAACTACAAACCGGGTGGCCAGGTTGTTACCCAAGCTGATGGAACGTTTGCTCTCCAATACCCAGACGGTACTTTCTCACAAGGTTACACCTCTGCAGAAGAGGCTCAACAGGCTGATAACCTTGGTAAGGCTAGTATCGGTATTCAGAGTTTTGATCAGTACAGTCAAGCTCAAGGGTTTAATAAAGACTTAGCAGGGTATGACCAAACATCTGTACAGAATATGTACAACACCTACGTAACGGATACCTACTCTTCACAGCTGGCAGAACAGGCTGCAGCTAATGCTCCACCCCCAGAGGCGACAGTAAACCAAGACTTCATTTCAGGGGAGCAAACAGTAACTGAAGACGACTTAGCACAACAGCAAAGAAACTTAGCTGCTCAAGCCTACGTGGCACCTGGTGGTGCTGTTGCTGCAGCTCCTACGTCTTACATTGACCCTAATGTATATGGTTCTGTTGTCGAGTCTACTGCAGGTCAGGCTCAGGCTACCGCACCTATGGTTGAGTCTGATCAAGTAGCTCAGATTAGTGCAGCTACTACGGCAGACACGCCACAGAAGATTGGTGCTTCACAAGTAACACCTAACTACGCATTCTCTGATGTGCAGAACGCTACAACAGGAATGACTGCTGCACAAAGCACTGGTCCTACCCAGACTATTGATGCAGCACAGCAGACAGGTACATCCCTTTCTGGTCTCACATCAGCTACTGGTACTTCAACTGATGTTGTGGCACCTGACGCCAGAACCATGCAGGTAGGAGAGACTGTAACAGGAACAGGAGTAGATCAGGCACAAGTAGGACAAGCATTTGGTACTGGTGAAGTACAGGCTGCGTCTATTCAAGGTGAACTTGCTAACCTTATGCAACAGTTTGAAGGTGGTGAAACACCAGCTTGGGCTGCTGGATCTATGCGGAATGCTACCGCAATGCTTGCCGCTCGTGGTCTAGGTGCTTCCTCTATGGCTGGTCAGGCAGTAATACAAGCTGCTATGGAAGCTGCTCTTCCTATTGCTCAAATTGATACAGCTAACAAACAACAGGTTGCCCTCTTCAAAGCAGAGCAAAGAGCTAAGTTCTTGCAGATGGACTTTGACCAAGCATTCCAAGCTAAGGTTATGAATGCCGCTAAAGTATCTGAGATTGCTAACATGAACTTCACTGCTGAACAGCAGATTGCTTTGGAAAACTCTAGGGCTGCTAATACTATGCAGTTACAGAACCTAAGCAACTCTCAGGCGTTGGTTATGGCAGAGGCTGCTGCCTTGTCTCAAATTGACACACAGAACCTGAACAACAGACAACAAGCTAACGTTCAGAATGCTCAGAACTTCTTGCAGGTAGACATGACTAACCTAGCTAACTCACAGCAGACTGCCTTATTTAAGCAACAGTCCTTAGTGAATAGCTTGCTCACAGATCAGGCTGCTGCTAATGCTGCGTTACAGTTCAATGCTAGTTCTGAGAACCAGACCAATCAGTTCTTTGCTAATCTCTCCTCCTCTATTGGACAGTTTAATGCTGCCCAAATGAATGCCATGAAGCAGTTTAATGCTGGTGAAGTTAACTCACTCCTTGAGTTCAATGCAAACATTCAGAACCAAAGAGAGATGTTTAATGCCCAGAACTATCTTGTAGTTGCGCAGGCTAATGCTCAGTGGAGACAGAACATAGCTACACTCAATACTGCTGCTGCAAACGAGTCAAATATGGACTATGCAAAGACAGTGAATGGTCTTACAATGGCGGCTCTAGACCAAGTCTGGCAGAGGGAAAGAGATATTATGGACTACGGTTTCACAGGTGGTGAGAACCAAGCCGACAGGGCTTTGTCTCTACTACTGGGGGACATGCAGTTGGATGCCGTAAGGGAACAAATTGATGCTGAAGAGGACTCCGCAATGGGTGCCCTTCTAACTAAAATATTCTTTAAAGTATAGGGAAAACTATGTATAGAAACCCTCAGGAAACAGCAGAGTCTGTACGTGCATCCCAAAGGATGGCAGGTAAGAGAAGTAAGTATGCCACTGGAAGTGGTAAGCAACAGGCTAAAAAGGCTTTAGGTAGTATTGATTCCTCTCTCATTAGGAAATCAAAAGAAGAGAGTACTCCACAGTCCCCTCTAGACAGTGTTAATGAGTACCGTATTGCGATGCTGGATAACAGAGAGAGTATGGTTGATGCCGTAACTTTATCTCTATCTGATACACCTTCCGTATCTGGGGATACTCCTGATCTTCCTCCTCTAACAGAAAGACTATACGGTAAAAAGGGAACAGGAAATAATAAAGTAGTAAGTCACTCTTACTACAATGACCCCCTTGAGATAGAAGGCTTTACACGTAGTGCTGGTGGTGCACCTAAGGTAGAACAAGAAAAGGCTATTCGGACAATAATTGAGACAGGAAGAAGTTTGGATGCCTCAGACGAAGAGATAGCCTATGCACTTGCTACCGCAAGAACTGAGTCTGGTTTTAATATCTACGCAGCTGCTAGGTCAAGTAGTGCTTACGGATTAGGTCAATTTCTAGATGGAACTGGAAAGGCGTATGGACTAAATCAAGAAAATAGAGATGATATCCAAATGCAGGCTCAGGCCTTAATTGAGTTCACGCAGTATAACTTTGACCTTGCTAAAAAAAGAGGTAAAGGTTTAGAATACGTTTACAAGTATCATCACGATGGCCCTTCAGAAAACTCAGGTGGTTTAGCTCTATCTAAGAAAAACGTAATGCCATATTTGGATGACTTTAGAAAAATCGTGGAGAACTTCTAGTGATGAAACCTAACTCAAAGATGTTTGAACGGCCAATCCCAGGGCAGTCTCTTACTACTGAACCCAAGAACAGACCGTATGATAACCCACCTGAGATCAGTGATCCAGAAGAAGCACTGCAACTTCACCTCACTCGTCTTAATGAGGTAGAGAGACTTGATGCTGTTATGCTCCTTCTCCAGAAGGGTGTTGATGTACGGGCTACAACAGAAGGCCTTCTCCGTAGTGCTGTTGCAGGTGGGATACACTCTGTTGATGTCAGCCTTACTATTGCCCCTACAATCCACGAGTACATCTCTGGTGTAGCAGATGAGGTTGGTGTTGAATACAAGACTGGCTTTGAGAAGGATGAACAAGAAGAGGACAAAGAAGAGATGTCCTTAGTCAGAAGTATTTTGAGTAAGTCAGAAGGTAAGACTTCCAGAGAGCCTATGTCAGTAGAAGAACCTATGGAAGAAGAGCCTGAAGTAGAACAAATGGAAATGGACCTTGGTGCTGAAGAGGCACCTAAAGGTCTAATGGCGAGGATGTAAGCATGGGTTTCTTAGCAGGCGTAGTAGGTGAGCTTAATCGCAGAGAAGACAAAGCTGAACGTAGAGAAGAGTTTATGATGAACCTCCTTGAGAAGAGGAAGGCTGCTATTCTTCCTCAGATCATGGAACGTATTGAGAAAAGAAAAGAAGGATCTAAGGCAAGGGCTGCAAGAGTATCTGCTGCTGTAGGCTTTGGTATGACTAAAGAAGCTGCTGCAGTTCTTGAGTCATCTGGTAACTTAACAAATTTGCTGACTAGACTAAATACTTTGGATGAAAACCCTGAGAAAACTATTAGCAGAGCTGGTATTGAAAGGCTGAGTGAAGCTGTTGTAGCAAACTTAAAGCCTGAGAAGGTTGCATCTGCTATGTCGTATGCTTTTGATATGGGATACGCAGAGGAGCCTACCTCTGACAAGCTTATTGAGGCAATATATGCTAATACCAGTGAAGAATTTTCAACTGCGTTGACACCCCTTATGAGTGCAGCTTCTCAAGGTGGTCCAGAATCACCTAGCATTAGTAGGTTTAGTGTGAACCCAATGTCCCTCACCTCTATGAATACTGAGAAAACAGCCAAGGTTCGTAAGCAGATTGAAAATTCCTTACTCAGTCAACTTGGGGGTGAATACAACAGAGATACTGGTAATGTGAAATGGGAAAACCCTGATGCTGCAGGAGAGATTGTACAAAATGCTGTAGAGTACTTTAAGGTGCAACTAAGTGATCCCCTAAACCAAAAAGATGAGAGTGATATATACTCTGAGATATTTGATAAGGTTAACTTGCTCACAGGTTATAAAGACTTGAGAGATATTGCTACAAATTATCCAACCTTTGAGTTTACTCCCCCTACTACCCCTCCTCCAGGAGGTTCTAATAACGGTGACGATCTAAACCCAGCTCCAATTACCTCTGCGACAGAAGACCTCTTTGATGAGGCTGAACAATAATGGTAGACTATATCAATAAAGCACCAGACACTGACTTCGTTAATCTTGTGGAAGATGATGACTTCAAAAGAGATCTTGTTCGTTTTTTCAGTGGTGGAAGGTATAAGTACACCAAGGATGAAATGAGAGAGATTGGCTTTGATGGTTTAACAAAAGAGTTTGTTGAACACATGAGAGCACAATCTTGGAACGAAGTAACAGCAGTTAGAGACTTAAACTACGTAAAGAACAAGGACTTTAGCCAGACGGGTAAAGATGCCTTTGGTAGGCTCGTGTCGGCTTGGGATAACTCAGAACAAGTAGGAAGTACTTGGGGTGATGCTATAGGAGACTTCTCTGAAGCTATCATTACAGCTCCATCCACTTACATAGGTCTTGGTAGTTTTGGTATAGGTAAGCTTGGAGCAAAGGCAGGATCTAAGGCTGTTCAGCTTGCTGTTAGAGCAGGCCTAAAGCAAGCTACGCAAAAGGGAGTAGCAAAAACGGGTGCTCGTAGGTCAGTACTAGCCGAAGCAAAGAGAGAAGCTGCTATTGGTTTTGGTACTGGTGTAGGTGTTGGTGGTATCCAAGCTGGTGCTCAAGGTGAAACTAGGGAAGAAGTTGTAACTGCTGCTTCTGGTGCAGCAGATCAAGATTTTGAGTACACAACCAAGGATCTTATTTATGATTCTGTAATTGGTGGTGTAGCCGAAGGCACTTTGGGGGCTGCAGGTGGTCTTCTTTCAGGTGTTCTTGGTAGAGGAAGACAGAATAAGATAGATGACATTCTCCTTGAAAGGGGTAAAGCCTTTGCTCAAGAAGCTGAAGAAGCTGCTCTAAGGTCACTGGGTACTATTGATGGTGCTACTGCAGCCCAAAAGAAAGCTGCACAGACTATTGTTTCTGACCTAGATGAGATTCTATCTGCTCGTGCAGGTGTTAAAGGTGCTAAGCTAAAAGATAAGTTAGATCCAGAACGTGTGCGTAAGGGTCAAGCTATACTAGCATCTATGACAGACCCAAAGGCTAACCCTGAGTTTAGCTCAGGTCTTTCTGCCAATACCATGCGGGGTATTGCAGCAGCCTCTGTAGATCTTATGAGAGAGTTTAAGTTAGACACCCAAGGTGGTGACCTTCGTATCACTCAGGCAGTAGCTGATGCTTTGCAAGAGGAAGGATCAGAAAGAGTATTCAATATCCTCGACACAGTAAAAAAGAAGTATGGCCTAAGTAAAGAAGAGTTCTCCCTAATATACCTAGCAGAGACATCAAGAGCTGGTCAAATACTTGGTTTCCAAAGTGCTATTAAAAGAGGTGGTAAGATTAGGGAAGGGGCTTTACCGATTGATGTTCTCTTTGCTAAGGGTTCCTCTTCTATAAGTGGTGTAGACGCCAAAGAGATATCTGCCGCTGCTGTCAGAAATAAAAAAGTAGGTCTAGTGTATGGCATCTTTCAGGATTTAGATACTCTTCGTGTTTCTCTTATGACTTCACAGCCTGCGACTACAGCAAGAAACGTCATGAGCACTGGCATACTTATGGGTGCCGATATGTCGGATCAAGTATTCAAGGCAATCTTCAAAGGTATCTCTGGTGATACAACAGCCATAAAGAATATTATACCGAACACCTCTGCTATCCTAAGAGGTATGACGGTGAATAAGACTGAAGCTCAACTCCTAAAGCAGATCATGTTAGACGAACTTCCTGAGGAGTCCAAGCGTTTGTACTCTGAGGCAATGCGTTTAGAAATAGGCATGGAGAGTAATAGTGTTCTTGCTAAAGTAGGCCGTGCTGCTAACTTTGCAAACACACTCACAGACACGGCTCTAAAAGAATCTATTTTCTACGGTGACCTAGACAGGCAGTTCAGAGCACAAGGTCTGTCTATGACTGACTGGCTCAGATCCAATACAAAATTAGATGACCTACCAGATGGTATCTCAGTAGAAGCAGCTACAAAAGAAGCTAACTCTATGACGATGCAAGACACATTTAGGGA